ATTGTCAACTTACGCAGTGTTGACACACAAAACCAACATCCCAGCACACTTGACATTTTGTTATGTAAAATATAATTTTATGACATTTTGTTGTTGACTTATTAATTTTAATGTTGTAATATATAATTAGATAAAGGAAGATAATCCTTATCTAAATAGGGTGATGACCTTAGCATCAATGTGAGAGATCACAAGAAAGGAATTGAAATGGAAGCAAAAACTTCTGAAGCAGGTTTAATAACTGTACCAGCAAAAACAAACAGTTATGAATTAACATCTGGAGTTACATCAGATGAATCATCTAGAACTAGAAAATTTACTAGTTTAGATATGAATGATGAAGCTCAACAAGATTTACTTTTATCAGCTATGGAGGAAGTTGATACAAAATTAAATGAACATATAGGAGAAGTTATTGATGTAATCGGCTATTATGTTGTAGAACATGAAGTTGATACAGCTAATGATGAAACAGGAGAAGTTATTACTAGAAAGAAACATGCTTTAGTATTATTTGATGAAAATCATAAATCATATGCAACTGGATCTAATGCTTGTTTTATGTCATTTAGTAATATAGTATCAATTAAGGGAATTCCTACTCCAGAACATCCTCTAAGAGTTCAAATCATTGAAACTCCAGCTAAAGAAAAAGGACATAATTATTTAAAATTAAAACCTGTTGTTGATAAGGGAGAATAGTTATGTTAAGTAAAGAAGATTTAAAATTAATATCTGATAGATTAGATAAAATTGTTAATCCATCAGAAGATGAATTAAATTTAAAACAAAGAATTAATTTAATGATAGAAATGCAAGAATTTCAAGAAGATATAAATAAAAAAAGAAATGATCTAGAATCTAGATTAAAATCATTAATGAAAATTGACAAGTAGAAAAAATAAAAAACAATAACCACTTGAAATATTACCTCCTTTGATTTATATATTAATTAAAGGAGGTATTTTGTTTATGCAAGAAATAGTTCAATTAATAACAGATAATGGAATATCTATAGTATGTGTTGCTTACATGATTTATTTTCAATTAACTACTATGAAAGATATTCAAAAAACTATGTCTGAAATGACTACAACTCTAGAATTAATTAAAGAAGAAATAAAAGATTTAAAAAAGGAGAAATAATTATGGGAAAACATATTGGAGCAACTGTTAATCCAGTTTTACAAAAAAATAATCATTATATGACATCTCCATATGGAGAAAGAGAATTGAATAATAAAGTTGCTAAACATAATGGAATTGATTTAGTTAATGGATCTGTAGCAGGGCATTTATCAGGAGATTATATAATTGCTATTGCTGATGGTAAAGTTACATATACAGGTTATTCAAAATCAAGAGGAAATTATGTTGAAATATTACATACTAATGGATTTAAAACTAGATATTTACATATGAAAGATAACTCTATTCAAGTTGTAAAAAATCAATTAGTTAAAAAAGGAACTGTATTAGGTTATACTGGAAGAACTGGAGAGGGTGTTACAGGAGTACATCTTCATTTAGCTGTAGTAAATAAATCTGGTAAGTGTGTAGATCCTCTACCTTATTTATTAGGAGATAAAGGTTTTAATAATACAGATAATTGGGAATTAGGAGATTATATTTTATTATATCAAAAGTATTTAAGAACTTCTCCAGAGGTTAAAGCAGGTAATAAAGCAAAATATAGAAATTTATCTCCAGCATGTAAAGCTAAATGTATTAAAGATTCTTTAGGTTATGCTAGATATAAAATAGGAGCTAAAATTAATATTAAAGGTAATAGATTTGATAAAAAAGGTAATCTATGGGGAAGAACTAATACTCTATGGGTATGTATTAAAGATTCATCAGGAGATCAAGTTAAGAAAGCATAATGGCAGATAATATAGTTAGAAATGTAGCTCCCTTTATTAATGATAGATTTTTAATTACTACAGCATGGTGGACAGAAAGATGGGGAGAAATACATAGAGGATTAGATATTGCTACATCAGGATCTAAACCAGTATATTCTATATTAAAAGGAGGATTACATTCTAAAGGAACATCAGAATCTGCAGGTAATTGGGTTATAATTGCAGATACTGATCCTAATTCTCCGACATATGGTTATGCTACTAGATATTTGCATTTAGCTCAACAAGTAGAATTTCCAGTAGGACATCAATTCAATGTAGGAGATTATGTTGCTATGGAGGGATCTACCGGAGAAAGTACAGGAATTCATTTACATGTTGAGATGCAGAATATCAGATTATGGAATTGGCAATGGCATTTCTCATATACTAAAACTGATTATCTAGATCCTACTGAGTTTATGGGAATAGATAATATTGAGGGTACATGGTGGATTTATAATGGACATCCTCATCCTCAGCCTACTTCTGGAAAAAGAAATAAATTTCCATGGGTGTTATATAGTCGTCAATTAAGAAACAAAAGAATGTCAATATATTGACATTCTTTTTATTTTATGTTAATCATTATTATAGAAAGGAGAACTAATATGGCTAAATTATCTAAACAAGAATTAAAAGCTTTAATTGCTGAAAAAATTGAAGATACTGAGCTACAAACTGAATTACTTGAAGATATTGAAGATTCTATAGATGAATCAGAAGTTGAAAGAGTTGATAAAGCTGAATTAGATGCTTTACAAGCTAAATATGATGATTTATCAGAAAAATATAGATCTAGATTCTTAGAAGTTAAAGAAGTTGAAGAAGCAGTTGAAGAAGCAAAAGAAGAAGCTAATGATTCATCTGAAGAAGTTAAAGAAGAAGAAGTTATTGATGTTCAAGAAATATAATTTATAGGAGGAATGATAATATGAGTAAAACACAAAAAGCATTAAATAATGTAAAAACTAGTGCTGATTTATTATCTTATATTATTAATGTAACTCCAGAACTAAAAGGAGAAATTGATTTACCAGTTCAAGGAGAATCAATTCAACCTATAGGAAAGATTATCATTAATAATGATAGATATAAAAATGCATTCATCAATACTGTTAACTTAATCGGTTTAACTGTATTAAAGAGAAATGGATGGGAAAATCCATGGAACTTTACAAAAAGAGGAACATTAAGATTCGGACAACAAGTTAGAGAGTTAATTAATGATCTAGCTAATGTTTATGATTATAATGAAACTCTTAAAGGAGATGTAACTAATTTCTTAAAGACTGAAGTTCCTAATGTATATAGTTATATACATGAAATAAATTTCCAAAAATATTATAAAACTACTACAGATGATACTCAATTAGCTATGGCTTTTGATAGTGAAACTTCATTATTTGATTTTGTAGATGATACTATCGGAATGTTAGCTGAATCTCTAGATTATGATCAATACTTAGTTGATAAATATCAATTATGTAGAAGAATTCTAGATGGTACAGTTACATCTATTAATATTCCTGATTTTGCTAATCTAGAAACTAGACAAGTAGTTGGATTCATGAAAGGCGTTTCTAATTTAATGACATTTAGAAGCCCTAACTATAATCCAGCAGGAATAAGAAGAGCTACTAAGCATGAAGATCAAAGATTTATTCTTAACTGTGTATATGATGGAAAAGTAACTACTGAAGTATTAGCAACATCATATTTTAGAAATGATGCTGAAATGCAAAGTAAATTATCTTTAATTGATTCATTTAAAGATACTGATTCTGAAAGATTAACTGAAGTATTAGGAGATGCTTATGTTCCATTTACTGAAGCTGAACTTGAAGAATTAGATAAAGTAATTGGAGTTATTATTTCAGATGAATGGTTTATGGATTATGCTTATGCATTAAATAATGATGCAGAACAAGCTGATGGAAAGAAATATACTGAATTCTATAATCCTGAAACTATGAAGAATAATCATTGGTTACATTATTGGGGAGTATTCTCAACATCTCCATTTGAAAATGCTGTAGTATTTACAAGTGAAACTGTTGCTGTTACTTCTGTAACTGTTAGTCCTGATGCTGTTACTGTTTCAGCAGGACAAGAAGCTAAATTAACTGCTGTAGTTGAAACTACAGGATTTGCTAATAAAGCTGTAACTTATTCATCATCTGATGAATCTATAGCTACAGTTGATGCTTCTGGATTAGTTAAAGTTGCATCTGATGCTACATCTGCATCTACAGTAACTATTACTGCTACATCAGTTTATGATGCTACTAAATCTGGAACTGCTACTATTACAGTTGCTTAGTTTCAGAATAAATAAAAGCTACTTATATGTAGCCTGATTAGATGGAGGCTAGAAATAGCCTCCTAATTTATTAAAGGAGGAAATATTAATGAAAAGAAGAACTATAAATTCTCAGCTAGGTAATTATAAAACTTATTTAGCATATAGAAATAAGATGTTAACTCTAGCTATGAATGTTTTTCAATTTAAGAATATGAATCCATTCATTGATATGGCTTATGTCAATTCTAATTTAGTATTAAAAGGATCTATTGCTTTCTTTAAAGATGAAGTTATGGGATTACTTGCTCTTCCTTATACTCCTGTAGGATCATTAGATATATATGGTAGACCTACAACAATTAAAGTAATACCTAAAAATGGAAGTTATAATAGAACATTACATAGAGGAGAATTTGTTATCATGTATGATAATGAATCTAAATTACCTATATGGGATTCTATTGTACAAAGCTGTGAAAGAATAGCTGAAATAAAAAGAACAATAGATATTAATATTTCTCAACAAGCTACACCTAGATATTGGAAAACTTCAGAAGCTAATTTAAAAACTGTTGAAAATATGCTTAGAGATATAGATTCTAAGGTAGATGCAATAGTTACATCTGATAATAATATTATAGATGATATTACATGTTGTTTAGCTCCTGCTCCATTTGTTGCAGATAAATTAAATGAAGCAAAGAAAGAAGAATGGGCTGAGTTCCTAGAATTAATAGGAATATCTAATGTAGCTATACAAAAGAAAGAAAGAGTAATAAGAGATGAAATCTTAACTTCTATGGGAGGAACTATTGCATCAAGATACTCTAGATTTGAATCAAGAAGAAAAGCTATTGAAGAAATCAATAAAAAATTTGATGAAAATCTAGAAGTTACATTCTATGATGGACTTCCTACAACTATAGAAAATGTAGATGAATTCTTAAATGATGGGGAGGTAGATGAAAATGTTATTAATGAATCAACCATTTCTACCGAATAATTTTACTAAAGCATTAGATTTATATGATGATCCTCCAACATTATATTCTATAATGCAAAGTATAGTTAATTTTGATAATGATAATCCAGTTAAAATAAAAGATTTACCTGAATTATCTAGATCAACTATATTTGATTTTGATTACCCATCAACAGGAACATCTTTTAAAAAGGATGAATTTGAAAGAATGTTCTTAACTCATTATATGTTTAGAAGAATTAATTATGATACATTAACATCTTTTAAACTACATTTAAATGTTAAATTACATGATATAATGCCTAAATATATAAAGATGTTTGATGAAATAGGAAAGCTTAATTTTGATGGTACTAAAGAAGTTCATGAAAGAACATTAGTTGATAATAAAGAATCAACTTCTTCAGGAACATCTACAGGAACTACATCAACAGAAGATGCTACTACTTCAGATAATAGATTTTCAAATACTCCTCAAAATAATATAAATGACATTAAAAATGGAGAATATGTATCAGAATATACATATACTCAAAATAATTCTAATGCTTCTACTGATTCAGAAACTAATTCAACTACTGAATCATCTGATACATCTAATGTTAAAGAAGATATAATTATTACTAGAGGAGATAATATAGAAGAATATCAAAAATATCAAGAATTATCTTTAAATATATATTCTATGATATATCATGAATGTGATGAATTATTCTATGGTATTATGTAAGTAAAGGAGGAAAATATATGGCTGACATAATTAAACCAAGTTATAAAAACATCCCATATATTAAAGGATGGGTATTGACTAACTTTCCATTTATAGAAGCTGATTTTGATGCTATAACATCATATGAGCTATGGTGTAAAGTAGTTAAATATGTTAATGAATTAATTTCTAATATGAGATTAACTCAAGATGCTGTTAATGATTTAATTGATGCTTTTGCTGAATTAAAAGAATATGTTGATACATATTTAACTGATATTGATGAAGTTAAAAGACAAATAGAAGTTATTAATTCAACATTAGTTGATTATAAAGAATTAATAGATAAAAATACTTCTGATATTGCATCATTAGATAATAAAATAGATTCTGAAATTGAAGCTTTATCAGAAAGATTAACTAGATTAATTGTTAATAACTATAATATATTAAAAGATTATATTGATGGAAATGTTGCTATTTTGGATGAAAAAATAACAAATATTCAAATAGGACAAATTCAAGTATATAATCCAACTAATGGATTATTACAACCACTTCAAGATGTATTAAATGATTTATATGAATCTGGAAATATAAATGCAATTTCTGCATCTGAATATGATGCATTAGAATTAACTGCTACAGCTTATGATGCATATCAATTAACTGCTAGAGAATATGATACTAATGCTAAAGAATTATTACAATAATGAAAGGATGATATATATGATAAAATTAAATATTCAAAGATTTGGACATACTAATTCAACAAGTAATTATGAATTACCTCAATTTGTAGGTACTGATAAACCTCAATGGTTAACAGATATTAATCAAGCTTTTGCTTCTATTGATACTGCTATTCATGCAGTTTCAGTTCTAGCTAATTTAAATTCTACTAAAATAGGAGATTTAACTGATTTATCTACTGATAATAAAATAGATTTAGTATCTGCTATAAATGAAGTTGATTCTCATACTGATTCTAATACTAATATCATAGCAGGACATACTACTGCTATAGGAAATAATACTACAGCTATAGGAAATTTGACTGATCTTGATACTGTAGATAAAGCAGATTTAGTATCAGCTATAAATGAAGTTGATTTACTTGCTAAAAATAATGAAACTGTTATATCAGGACATACTACAGCTATTGGAAATATTAATGATGAAATATCTAATATGCCTGATTTTAATTTAAATAGATTTGAAACTTTATCATTTACAGGAGCTGATAATTTTAATTTTAATTTAACTTTAGCAACTAATGATGATGCAAGTATATTTAAATTATATGGTTATTCTAATTATACTCCATCAAGAATAGGAACTATAACTGCTACTGCTTCATCAAGATTAAGACCTACAGAAGCATATAATATTGAGGGAGTAGGATTAGCTATTCCAACTTTTGGAGGAGGTATTATAAGACCTGTTACATTACAAGTTGCAACAAATGGAACTATTACTATTTCTGTATATAACGATCAAACATCAGCAGGAATGATTATGAATTTACCTCCATGTGTTTATTTTAATAGAAATTTTGGAGATTAATAATATTGACATATATAAATAGTTATTATATAATTAAATAGTCATTTAATATTAATACTATCTGAGATAATATTAATATTGTTTGATAATATTTTGTTGGATCATATCTTATATGTTTCAACCTCAATATAAAAAGAGAAGTTATTACTTCTCTTTTTTCATGTCTTAATTTGTAATATTATTAGATACTGAATAATCTCCTAAATTATTATGATTATTCCAGATAGTTATTCCTCTTCTAAATAGATTATTAATTGATTCTATATCTTTAGATGGAGGACATATTCCATTATAATTATTTATATATGCTACATTATCTTCTTCTGCTATTTGTATATAATTATAATTTTGTCTATGCCCCATATTAGGAATTTTTAATCTATTAACTTTATAACCTTGTCTAGTAAAATAATTATCTAACATTCTAGCATATTCAGCTTTAATAGACATTTTATTATAATCAAATCCTATTCTATTAGATGCCATAGTTATATCTCCTCCGTTAACATCTCCTTTAGCTTGAGGAGGTACTAATGAAGCTTGATAAATAGATCCTACAGTATTAGCTAATTTAATTCCACCAGTTGCAGCCATTTTACCTTCTCCAGTAGCAGCTCCTAAAGCAACTTCTGTAGCTCCTATAACTGATTGAATTCCTATATTAACAGCATTTTGAGTTAACCAGTTAGTAAATACATCTGAGATCCATGAACATGTTGCATATTTTCCTGACATTAAGCCATAACTAAATTCTAAATTGTTCCACGTTTGATCTACATTTTTAGCATTATATTTTTTATAATTTAATGGGTATAATTTAATACTACATCCAACACTTACCATTCCATCAATATTAAATTTAGGAGTATTATCTACAAAATCTTCATAATGATAAATAACATCTCCTCCACAATTATTCGTAATATATAAATAATTATATGGGTAACATAATAATTTTTTATTAACAGGAGTATAACCATTTAATGAATTATTTAAAGATATAGTTGCTTCTCTAACCATACTAACAGGATCAGTTGATGTTTTAACAGCAGATACTTTTATATCTGTTTGATTTCCTAATGATACAGTGTACCATTGATTAGCAAATGATAATAATGTAGGTATTAAGAAAATACAATATATAGCATCTGATGCTCCTATATCATCATATGCTTGAATCATTTTAGAACAGTTCTCTGGACTATCAAATAAATAATATGTTAATCCACTATAAATTCCTCCATATTGTCTATCATATGGACTTACACTAGGTAAATTACCTGCTTTAGAAACTCCCATACATATAAATGTTGACTGACCTAATCTAAAATCTATAGCATCAGCATCATTAATAATATATTCTCCTGTTTCTAATCCCTCAGGAATTGTATGTAGACCTACTGTATCATCTGTAACATGTTCTCTTATTACATAACATGCTTTAGCATCCCAGTATGAAAACCATGTAGACCATACATCATTAGTAAATCTTATTCTAGTAGCTTTTTCTGATACATATTCAACTGAATCAATAAAAGCAAAAAATATTTTATTACTATAATCAGGATTTTGATATGCTAAATAATTAGCTTGAATTACTACTCCATAAGGAGCTTGAACTATTATTTCCCCTGTATCTCTTAAAAATTGATACTTATTATTATAATATACTAAATTATTTTGATTTTCCATTAATTGAATTAACTCTGATTCTGAATAATTTAATACAGCTCTATAATCTTTATCTAATTTAATATTTTTAGATAACCATATTTTACTATCTCTATTCATAATTTATTCCTCCTTTTTCTTTCATATCTTCTTGATCTTGCTTTTTGTGATTCATATAATCGTTCAAATCTTGTAGGAACATTATTATCTTCATAAGCATAACATAATGTCCCTCCATATGTTCTAATTTGATAATTAATTATTTCTACATATACAGGGTATAAATTTATTTTATCATATAATTTTGATTCTTTACACTTTAATATTTTTAAATAACATCCATATGATGGAAAATCAGTATCTTTATATCTAGCAAAAATTATTTTATCAACTATATTCATACAACTAGAATTGATATTATTAAACCTACTGTAACTATTGATAATGCAATAATACATCCAATTAATATATATAATCCAATATTTTGTTCTCTTCTCCATGAATCAGCTTGTCTTTCAAAATAATCAGCTACTTCTTCATTAAATTCATTATATTTCTTCATATCTTATTCCTCCTTTATTTTTTAATAGTAAAATCTATTGCTTGTTTAAAATCAGTTCCTACTAAATCTGTTGCGTAAAATATATTAGATTCTCTAAATGTTTCTAAAACCTCTTTTAATTTATCATTTTTAAATGTCGGATTATATATATCTCTTTGATAATATATATTAGTGCTAACTATATCAGATACTATTAATGTTTTATCTTTAAATTCCTTATCATATGGATAAATAAACCATATTAAATTTTTTTCTTCTTTATCTTTTAATAATTCAGCTATAAATTTAAATGTTTTAAATTGAAAACCTATATTGAATTTTTTCTCATAACATTTTCTTGATTTAGGTAACTTAGGCTGAGGATCGCTTTGCCATTCTCCTCTATTAATCATATTTGCATGAGTTCCGAATGTAATTCCCTGTTTAGCTGAATTATCACAGTATTCTATAGCTATTTTAATTTTAATAGGATTTCCCTCATCATCTACTGATCCTGTATCTGCATATGATACAGCTATAGTTCCTATTTTTTGATTTCTTACTATGTCCATTAATCCCCATTCAGGGAAATATGGGCATACTTTTGAAATAGAGTTACCTAATAACCAGCATCTAACAACTCCTCTTTTTCTATCTACAGTGTTCCAGAAATTAAGGAATTTATTTGGCTCATCAGCCAAGTATGGATCTTTACGAGAAATAAATTCCTCAAATATAATATTTTTAACATCTAAATATGATCCACCTGCATAGTGTTGCTCTAATGATAAGGCTACTACATAACCTATATAATCTCCTCTTGTTTTCTTTCCAGTTTCAGGATCTTGATATAGAAGATATATTCTACCTTTGTAAATATCAAATGTATTATATTTATTATCTGTTAATGATGCTATATCAACATCTTTTAAGTAATCCTCTATATTAGATCCTTTAACTTCAATAGCATATCTTCTCATAAGTATAAATCTATCTCTATTTAATCCATCTTTTACAATAGAATTTAAATATGGAATTATACCTTTTTTATGTTTAGCTTGAAAAGATTTACCTCCTGATCTTTCTCCATATATTACATTAAATAAAGCATTTTCTTGATCTATCTTATCTATATTATAATAGACATTCTTTTTATTACTCATTAGCTATCTTAGCATTTTCTACTTCAAGTAATATATTTTGCTTTATTAATGAATATACTTCATCAGATGCTTGACCTGACATTACATAACTTCTATTTAATTTTAGTTTCTTGCAAATAGCTGTCATAGTTATTTTATTAAAATTCTTAATAAATATAAAATCTTTACTTTGTTTCTTTTCCATCTTCTTTAATACCTCCTATTATATCTTTTATTATATTACATCTAGATAATGTTAATCTTTCATCTGTAGTAGATTCTATATAATCAACTTCATGATTTATACTATATATTTTATCTATTAAAATATTTATTGCATCATATATAACTTCTAAATCAATAGATGTTACTTTATAATCTTTTAAATACATATCATAGCCTAAATCTTTTAATTGATTTCTTATTTTATATAATTCTTCTATCATAAGTTCTCCTTATTAATATTACTAATAATACAAATAATGTTATATAATCTCCTATAATAACATTATATAATGCTAAAATGCATAATATTATATTTTCTTTATTCATCTTCACCTCTTAATATATCTAAAATATCTCTTGCAACACTATCTTGTCCTAACTCATAATCAGTATCACTTATATCTATTGCTCTAATTATTATATCTTCACAATATTCTATTACTTTATCTATTCTTTCTTGTAATTCATCAATATAATCTAATGTCATTTTTATATCATCTCTTAAATCTTGTGTTATTGATTTATCTTTACATATTATTAAATGTTCTAAATCTTCTCTTAATTCTTTATTCATATAAATTTGAATGTGATAGTATTGATAATTTTTTAGAATATTTTAATCTATAATATCTATTTCTAAATTTATAATAACTATCAAATTCTTCCCTCCATCCTTTTTCAGTTTCATTATTATATACTACTATATAATACATATTTCAACCTCCTTAGGATCAATATGTAATTCAGAACATAATATTCTCTTCATTGATATAGCTGATTTTATATTTTTAAATGATTCTGCTGATAATGCATCAGTTGTAAATATTATATCTGATATAAAATCATGCTCTGGTTTATCTATAGTTAAATTATAACTTTTAAGATATAATTTACCTACTAAAATAATAAATAATTCTTTCTTTTTCATATTAATTCTCCTTATAATAGTTTCTTTTAGATGAATCATCAGATAATAGATGTGCATAATCAAGAGCTTTTCCTAATGTATATGTATTAGGAACTAAGCAACATCCTGATTTATCTTTAACTAATAATTCATTTCCTAGATAATCTTTAACCATAACTGGATCTTGATTATCACAGTAATACATTAAATTCTTTCCTGTATCTTCATATTTAAAGATTAATCCATCTTTAAAATCTTCTAGTTTTTTCAGTGCTTTAGCTCCACCTTTAGGAACTCCTGCAACTGTAATTTTAATCTTTTCTTTTAATTCATTAGTTTCTTTATCTATTACTTCTTCTTTTACAGCATACTTTTTAGCTCCCTGAGTAATAAATTCAAGATAACTATTCTTCTGATAATCTTCTTTTTCTAATTCAAATAATCCTAACATATGTTTATGTCCTTTTTTATCTTCTGGAGCATATTTATTAATATCTATTTTTAATTTATCTGATACATATTTAATTCTATCTTCAACTCTTTTATTATATTCTAATATAATATTCTTATCATAGCCCTCAGATAATTTTAATGAATCAGTATCAGCATAAATCATATAATCATCTAATTTCATAATATTTATTAATAAATTATATCTAGCATAAGCTGTTACCCATACTCCATAAGAGAATGATAAAAATCCTTTTTTATATTCAGATTTTAATTTCTCCTCAATTTCTTCATTAGTCATCTCAACCTCTTCCCAGATATTATTCTCAAATTTAACTTCATCTTTAATAACATTAGTAACTGTCATTCCATAAAGTGCATTGAATTTTTGCTTCTCTAAATTATATTCTATTTCTTTACCCTCAACACCTTTATATTGAGTTTTATTAACATATTTATCTAATATAAAGTTAATATATTGAATAGGTAGATATTTATATATAGAATAATATGATTCAACTATTTCATATTCAAAATCATAGCTCATCATATAAATTCTAAAATCTATATCTGTAATTACCATTTCAAATGAATCAGCAGATATTAATCTTCCATTATCATATTTAGCTCCTCTTAAATTCATGCATTTACTAGATGAAATAAAATTATTATAATATTTACTCTTTACATTAGTAAATTTAATCCATAAAAGATAAGCAAATGATTTAGACATATCTTCATATTTTTTAATCCATGATCTTTTAAATTGAGTTGCTGGAAATTTATGAGTTACCATTACATAAGGATATGCAGATGTTTCATCCCATGAATCAACATTCTTTATAACTTCGTTTGTTCTGACCCAGCAAGAATGAGTATAACCTCCCTGAAATGCCATTAATAATAAATTATATACATGAGGATCAGTATTAATTGATTTTCTTACATAATATTTATATTTGTAATCTTTCTCAATTAAATCTTTTAATTCTTTTCTAACATGCCCTGTTGATGTAATAGGAATCTTAGATACATATTCATATTGAGATAATTCAAATAATATATAATGATATAATACTAGACAATCATTTTCACAATATGCAAGTTCTTCAGCATTTAATGGAGTATTAGAATGTCTTATTTTTGAATAATCTAAATTCCCTACTAATTTTTTTACAGGTAAATTATAAACTTTAGTTAAATTATCTAGTTTAGTATTACTCATCATATAAGAACATCTTAATTCAAAATTATAATTGCTTAATTCAGCTTTAATAACCTTATGAGATTTTCTTGCAAATACATTCTCCATCTTAAAATTACTGTATAAATATTGAAATTCAAATGCTAAATTATGAATAAATATTATCTTTCTTAATGGATTATAATCATCTATCATTTTAAGAAATTCTTTTAATTCATCCCATGTTCTACCATAGTAAACTACATCATTTATTGAAAACATCCATATATACATACATGATCTAGGAATCATTTCTTTTCTTTCATCTTCTGATAATTTTTCATAAAATAATGAATCATATATTTTTCCTTTATATTCTATATATGAAGATGTTTCTATATCAAAAGTATATACATTATTATCATATTTCTTTCTTTTTCCATATTCTTTTACATCATAAGGTTTAAAATGTTTATAATGTATCATCCTGTAAATTTATTATATATACTTTCTAAAGATTCAACTAAATCATCATCTTGATATAAAGAATCAGAATAAATATAATTCTCTATCTTTCTAAGAAAATCATCTGATGTTCCATCTTCTGATGATGTTTCAGATAATATGATGAATAATTCAGATGGATCAATATATTGAGTAATATAATTAAAATCCTTATCTTTAAAGAAATCATATAATGTATTAACTTCTCCTGTAGTTAAATCTGGAACAGAATCTTCAACTAAATTAGCAATATTACTTTTAATATTCTTTTCAGTTTCTTGAATTCCTTTAACTGTACTAGTTTTAGATTTTAGAAAATTAGTTGTTGCTTTATTAATAGCTCTTAAATCAGCTATAGAGATATTTCCAGATATTTTTATTTTTCCTTTTGATGTTGTTAATCCTTTTACTGTAGATAACTTTTCATTTAATTTTTTACTAGCCCATGAATTAGAACCATATTTAACTATCTTAGTAGGTTTCATTCTAATTCTTTCTCCAGTTTCAGATATAACATCATATGTTCCAAATCTTTCAAATCTCTTAGTCTTAGGATTATATTTAGCTTTATTAATATCAATACCTTTTTCTAATCTAGTTAATCTTTTATTTGTTTCATTAACTAACTCTCTAGTTTCCTTTAATAAATCATTATATGTTATATTATGAATCTTCTTTGGAATAGTTTTTCTTTTCATTATTACACCTCCTATCTATTTAACATTATTATATAAATGTTCTTGATAAAAAGCATTATTTCTTTGATTATTCTCAACTACATTTACACCTAATCCAATGACTAGAATAAATATTAAGATAATAATCAAAACTTTAATTATATCAATGATAAAATCTCTCATATTATTGTTTAGCTCCTTTCTAATATAATCATACAATATTATATAAAATATATCAACAACAAAATGTCATAAAATTATATTTTACATAACAAAATGTCAAGTGTGCTGGGATGTTGGTTTTGTGTGTCAACACTGCGTAAGTTGACAATTGGTTGACGGTTTAGGGGGAAAATGTCGTGTCAAGTGTGTGTATAGATTATTATCCC